CCGATTGGATAATGGAGCATATCTTTGGACGAACATCTGAATCTAAGGAGTTGGCAATTGAAGTTAATAAGCTTTTGCACAAGGTGGCTTACTTTACAACTGAAGCTGGCTTAAATGCTATTCGGATGAATGAAAATGTTCGAATTCAAGCGGAAGAGGTTTATCCCAAATGGGCATCTCTTGTCGCAAGAGCTAGAGCAAATTCACAATTTCGATCGCACTTTGTTGACCTTGAGAGAAGATCAAGGCAAGTAAAAGATTTATCTGACTTTTTGACACGTTTTAGATCTGTGTCAAATTTTCAACCAACCATGTTTCATATACAATTAGTGGGTAGACCAGGAATAGGAAAGTCCACGATCACTAAAAATATTGTTTCAGATTTAAGTAAAAGTCTGTGGCCAGATGAACCAACACCTTCATTTTATGCCATTAATATGAATTTAGAATATTTTGATGGATATGCAGGACAACGCATTATGGTTGCAGATGATTTATATAAGATAAATGAGGCTGTGCATCTTACAACCTCAATAGGTTTAATTACTAATACTCCTGTTATTTTACCTATGGCTAATCTTTCTGATAAGGGCATTCAATTAACCAGTGAAATTCTTTTATCTTCAACAAATACAGCTTATCCGCTTGGAAAGGACGTGCTTTGTATGGAAGCTGTTCATCGCAGGAGACATTTACTTGTGGATGTCACCTGTGATCCAAATGTTATCGATAAGGGTCTTGGACAGTTTTCCAAGGCATTGTTTGACAAATGTTATCCTGGCCAAGAGGTCAGTGCAATGCCACATTTGAAGTTTGGACTTTTAAAACCAGTCCCTACAGAGTTTGGTGGTGCAGCTGTTGACGTGTCTGCTGATGAATTTAAAATTTTCCAAAGTTATGCAAAAGAGTTGCAACAGGCCAATCATAAGATTTCTACAGCTCACGGAGATTTACCACCAACCTTCTATTTTACAGAAGATAATACTCCACCAGGGATTCGTTTTCCGGCATCTGGATGGTCTTATAAGCAATTCATTTCAAATTGTGTTGTGCGATTCAGAACATTCAGAGGGATGGAGAATAGTTATTCCACACAGCGCAAATATGCGCATGTTGAGCGGTGTTTGGCTGAAATAGACTCAATTTTTGATCAAGCAAATGATGTGGTAGATGGAGTTAAGCTCTCGGAGAGAACGCGATTGCTTGAGCAGTTTGCTCAAGAAGTAGTGAGACCTTATGGAACTATGGATCCAGTAGGTGAGAGAATATCAAATGGAGAGAACTTGGCTCCTGAACTAGATCATGTAAATTTTGATGATATTGTAGACAATATAATTTCTGATTCAGTACCAACTATGTTAGATTTGAATGAAGAGCAGATACGCACACAACATATTTTAGCTCGCCATAAGAAGCGAGTTCAGGATCCAGCGGAGAAGTATCGTATGCGTTTAGTAAATTTGCATAACCAATTTTATATTCCTTTAGATGATCATCCCACTTCATGGGATGAGGTCCCTGAATTTTCACTTAACGCTAGCATGGCTTCAGTCTTGAATACAATGAGAGACCAGTTGCTTGATGAGGGTGTTGCCATTGGAGACATACCATCATTAGATGATGAGACTTCATTATTTAAGAAAATTATGGTCACCATGTATCATGGATTGGCAGAGCAATATTCATATATAAATGAAGCATATAAGATGCTTTTTTCTGCTGAAATGATGTATCCGGAGGGTTTTGGAGAAAGAACTGGAACGTCAACATCTATTCCGATTGCCTTCTTTAAGAATATTGAGAAGGTGAATGGACAATGGTATTTGAATGTTACTAATTTGCATTCATCTGCTATTGATCGAAGAATTTCGGTTTCAAAGAATGGAACTGATTATGAAATTCCTCTTGATACAGCATTTTTATTTTCACAATCACAGAAATTTAGAGTTTTTCTTTCAGAATTTTGCGCAATGACGTTGGATCAACAAGATCTTTTGATTCAAGAAGCAAAATGGAGATCTAGTTTTACTGGTTCTTACACTTATGCTAAAATTGCTTCTGATATGCGTTCTTCTTTTAAGAAGTATGCATGTTTGTCATTGCATCACCTTTGTTCACCTTTTAGAGTTATAATTGAGAAATTTCCATTTTTAGCATCAATGTCGGCCATGATTTTGGCATATTGTGCTGTTATTTGGACAGTTCGTAAAATAGGCCAATTGTTTGAACCTATACCAACCTTAAAGGTTTTGCATAGAGGTCCCCAATCCCATATTAAATATACTGGCAGACCAACAGCCAATACTCAAATGGCAACTGTAGTTGAGCCTGTCTTGAAGAGAAATATTAGATCTGTCTCCATTGGCACTGACTGGTATCTCAACCATGCTCAAGCGCTTTTGAGTGAACAATTTATAATTATAAATAAGCATAATTTTAGACAAGACTGCGGTAACCACTTTACTTTAGTTATTCGTAATCAGGAAGGCACTGAGTCTATTTACCAATTAACATTATCAGAGAATGTATATATTCATCCAGATGGTGATGTAGCCATAATATTTTCAAGAATGTTTCCAGCAGCCAGAAAGATTTCCCATCACTTTATTACGGATCTTGAATATGAGGAAATTGAATTTAAATCGCGTCCAATAGCTCTCTTGGGGATTCTTAATGACAATGCTATGATAGAGCATTATAAGAGTCACGGAAAAGTTACTAATTTAAAGCTTGAAAATTC